GCAGGTTCAACACTTGATACTCTTGGAGAAATTGCAACCGCTCTTGGAAATGATGCAAACTTAAGCACAACACTTACAAACAGCATTGCATTAAAAGCCCCACTTGATTCACCAACATTTACTGGAACAGTAACAGTTGCAGCAGCAGGTGTAGCATTTACAGACGGAACTCAGACAAAAGAAGGCGTTCCTTCAAGAACTCCAATTGTTTACAAAACTGCAAACTACACATTGTCTGCAGCATCTGAAAGAGACTCATTAATAGAGGTAGATTCTACAAGCCCAGTAACAATAACAATCCCAACTAACTCAGCAGTTGCTTATCCAATTGGAACAACTCTAGATATACTTGGTACAAATACTGGATTAGTTACAATTGCAGGAGATACAGGCGTAACAGTAAATGCTACTCCTGGATTAAAATTACGAGGACAATGGTCATCCGCAACATTATTTAAGAGAGCAGAAAACTCTTGGGTAGTATTCGGCGACTTGAAGTCATAAGGAGATATTGTAAATGAGTAAAAGATCTGGTAGAAAATCCCAAGCAGCAAACGATTTCTTAGAGCCAAAACCTGTAGAAAGCTTAACCGCTACAGATGTAGGAACATCTAGGACATTTAATAACGGAGCAGCAAATTTATCATGGTCTCTACCAGCTGGCTCACCAGAAGCTACAAGTTATACAATAACAACAACTCCATCATCAACAACTGAAACTACATCTAATACATCTTTTCAGTTTACAGGACTATCTTCAAATACATCATATACATTTTCAGTAGTTGGAAGCAATGCAGCAGGATCTTCTGCTGCAACAGAGTCTAGCTCTGTATTAATTACTACTGTGCCAGCAAAGCCAGTTTCTGTAAGCGCAGCATCACCAAGCGCTGATCAGGATGTAGTATCATGGTCAGCAGGAGCAACTGGAGGTAAAGCAATTACTAGCTTTACAGTTGTTTCATCAGATGGACCTTCATACACAAACTCTACGTCACCAAAAACTATTTCAGAAACAGCAAATACATCACAAACATATACTATTTATGCAATTAATGATAATGGAACATCAGAAGGAGAAACTACTAATTCAGTTACAACAACAGCTCCTTACTTCCCACCGTTCTTCCCGTTCTTCCCACCGTTCTTCCCATTCTTCCCGTTCTTCCCACCATACTTCCCACCGTTCTTCCCGTTCTTCCCGTTCTTCCCACCATACTTCCCACCGTTCTTCCCGTTCTTCCCGTTCTTCCCACCATTCTTCCCACCGTTCTTCCCACCAAGATTCGGTCCTTACTTCCCACCGTTCTTCCCACCAAGATTCGGTCCATTCTTCCCAGCATGTGTTGATGGAGATACTTTAATATTAACTAGCGAAGGCACAAAGCCAGCAAGAGAAATTAAAGTTGGAGATAAATTGTTAACAGTTGATGCTCTAGGTTTAATAAATCAACCTAACTCAACTCCTCTTGAAATAAACGTTCAAGACTTAATGATAACCAACCTAGCACACACAGAGGTTACAAATGTGATAGTCTCAGACAAGCAAGACAGAGTTTACTTTAATGAAAACAAAGAAGCTCAATTTACAGAGACTCACCCAATATTTGTAAAGCGTAATAACGAATATCGTGTAGTCGAGGCAGGTACAGTTCAAGAGGGAGATATATTAATAAATATCTCAGTAGATAACTTATCTGAATCACTAGATATGAGTAAAGTAATATCAGAAGTTAAAGTATCTAAAGTAAATAAAATAACTTTAGAGTTAGCAAAAGATGTTTATACATTTAGTTGCAGCCCACATAATTGGTACTTTGCAGGAGATATATTAACTCACAATAAGTAATAGATTAATAATCAAAACCCCCCAAAAGGGGGTTTTGGTATTCTTGACAATATATATATAATTATATATAATATATTTCTAGCAGAAAGAATAAAATGTCAGATATTTATGATATAGACAGCAATCCTTGGTTTACAAAAGATAGATCAGAATCAACTTCCTTTAGAGTAGAAAGATCTTTTGAAAATATTAAAGTTTTAAATCCAGGAATTGGATTAAATATCTATCAGTCAGCTATCACAGATGATGTTTGTAAAAAATCAATTAAAACATTAGAAGATAAATTAACTAATGGTAAAATTTATAAATGGTCAGAAGCACAAGTTACAACTTCCGACAAACCAGTAAAATCTGCAAGAGACTGTGTTGATTTTAAATTTAAGCCAGAAAACCTTGGACAAAGAAATGAAAACAATTCAGAACTTTTAGATATGCATCAATCAATATATGATGTATTAAAAAAATGTATAGATGATTATTGTAAATATTGGGGAATTAATGTAATATACTATGAAGCATTTAACTTTGTAAAATACACAAGCCCAGGACAACATTTTAGGGTTCATGCAGATCATGGACCGCATTATAATTGTACAGTATCTGCTGTAATTTATTTAAATGATGATTACGAAGGCGGAGAAATAGCGTTTCCAAGATTAGACAAATTAGTATACAAGCCAAAACGTGGCGATGTAGTAATATTCCCATCAAACTATATATACGAGCACTCTTCAGAACCAATGATTTCTGGAGACAAGTACTCAGTTGTAGTTATGATGGATATTAACCTATTAGGACATAAGGAGAACAAATAATGAATAAACAAACTTGGTCAAGCGCAGAAGATTTAGGATCAGGAATTTGGGTATATAGAGATGTTTTAACAAAAGACCTAGACATTATTAATAGACTAGAGTCAAATCTAGATGGCAGTACTCCAGGATGGACATGGCAGCCAGCCTATGTAGGATATCAAGAAAGAATGCCAGAATACAGAGAATGCGTTGATTTTAAATTTAAAAAATCAGATATAGCTAATGACAAATCTCCTATATCATTAAAAATGCAAGAATTGTGGCAAGATTGCTATGACAGACAAGCACCAGCAGTAGATGACTATTGCAAAAAACATAATATACATAGACTACAATATTGGGAAGCTTTTAATTTTATTAAATATGTTCCTGGTCATCATTTCATGGAGCACCATGATCATGGATTTTCATATAACTGCACAGTCTCTTTGGTAGGTTATATTAACGATGATTACGAGGGCGGAGAATTATATTTTAGACTACAAGATTTAAATATTAAACCAAGGGCTGGCGACTTATATATATTCCCTTCAACATACATGTACCCCCATCAGGCTAAAGTAGTTAAGTCTGGAACTAAATATTCTTTGGTTACAATGCTAGATTACAGCGCAAAGTTTCATACACCAGCAATGTATGAAGACACTGGTGACTAATGCCAATATTAAAAGCATATAAAACAAACCCAAATTCATTTATACTGGATCCAATTTCAGTAAAAAGAGACTGGATGGATGAAACTCCTGACGGACACGCATATAGGTGTTTCCCAGTAACTATGGCCAATACTATAGGCTGGACGCTGTCCTGTCCAGTAGACGTTTCATTTATATGGGATGGGAAAATAGACACAACCCCAGACAGAGTTAAAATTTTGTCAGGAGAGCAATATTGCTATACTGGAAGAGGGCAGGGCTCAGTAAGTTTTAATACAGGACTTATATTAAAATCAGAAAAAAACATAAGCGTACTAAGCATTACTCCACAAAATTATTTTTATGAAGATTTTGAGGTAATGTCATCTTTAATAAGTACATCTTTTTTTAATGTAGATTTTCCATTAGCAATTAAAGTTAAAATTCCAAACAAAGAAATTACTATAAAAGCTGGAACACCAATTGCTACAATTATTCCAATTTCTCTTACTTCTTTAAAAGATGAATCTATAGAAATAAATAATTTTATATCTACTGATGAATATAGAGATAAATTAAAAAAATATGGAGACGCAGCACAAGTAATAAATCAAAGTGGAAATTGGACAGATTGGTACAGAGATGCTATTGACGAAACTGGTAATTCTATTGGTGAGCACGAAGTTAAGTCTTTAAAGCTTAAAGTAATAGATAATACAAAAGAACAAAACAATGCTTAATAAAATCAAATTTGTTTCTAACAGGCCGTGGTTAAATAAAAATAGTGTATCTAAGCCAATGCCTGCAATTAAAGAAATCCCAGATTGGTTTAGAAAAGCAGATAGGTTTGCAATTAACCCAATTACAAAAGATTATTGGCAAGGACCAGATGGGGGAAAAATTCCTACATGGAAAGCTTGCCCAGCAATATTTGATATATTAGGTACAGGGTATGTTTTAAAAACGCCATGTGATGTTAAATTTTATTTAAAAAATAATAAAATGTCTGTTGAAATTAAAGAACCTAAATTTAAAGATTTTTGTTCTGAAAGACAACCAATGCCACAATTCGTACACCCACAAGGATACTACAAAGAACATTTTGCCTGGTATCCAGATTGGGCAATAGAACTACCAGAAGGATATAGCGCTTTATACACAACACCATTTAATAGATTTGATTTACCATTTTTAATGACAACTGGAATTGTAGATAATGATAAAATTAATTTGCCAGGAACTATGCCATTTTTTATTATTAAAGGGTTTGAAGGCGTAATTCCAGCAGGAACACCATACGCACAAATAATTCCATTTAAAAGAGAAGACTGGGATTCAGACATTATAATAGAAAACCCAAATAACTTGCATAAAAAAAATCAAGAAAATAGCAATAAATATAGAGTTAAAGATGGTGGAGTATATAAAAATGAAGTTTGGTCTAAAAGAGTTTATGAATAGAATGGTATAATGAATATATGGATAAAGAATTAGCAAACGGTGCACATAATTGGGAAAATAGAGTATCAATAACCCCTCCAGGATTTTTTGGGACTTCTGCAGATCAAATACAATCAAGAGAAAATTTTATGACAGAAGAAGAAAAAATATTTTTGCTAAATGCAGCAAAATCAATTAATGAATGGGACAAGACAGAAACTCATTACAATGATGATGGAATTGTAATATATGATTCATCTTATTGGGACAATAGAGTTGCATCAAGACCAATTTTAGATTCAATAGATCCAGAAATTTCTATTGTTATTGAAAACCTTGTAAAAAGACTTAAAGTAGAAGTTGATAATTTTTTTAATGTCGATGCAAAACCCACTAGTCCAGCGATAGTAAGATGGATGCCTGGATATAAACAGGAACCGCATGCAGATAAACAATTACAAAATGGAGAGCCAAATGATTTTCCTTGGTACGATTTAGCTGGATTATTTTACCTTAATGATGATTACGAAGGCGGAGAACTATATTTTTTAAATCAAGGAGTAGAGTTTAAACCAAAACCAGGGGCAGCTTATTTTTTCCCAGGAGATGTTGGATATAGTCATGGAGTTAAAGAAATTACAAGTGGAATTAGATATGTAATTCCATTTTTTTGGACAATATTAGAGCACACTGGAGATAAAAAACCATGAATAAAGAATTAGAAATTATAAAGCTTTATCCAAAAATACATATATATAGAAATGTTTTTAATGATGTAGATTTATTTTTGGAAAAAGCAAAAAAATGTGTTGGTTGGGAAGAATGGTATACATTTGGAACAATGATGGCTCTTCAAGAAATGCCAAATAGATTTACATCATTTCCAACAAGAGAAGAATATATAAACGCTAGACGTTGGCAAGTAGGAACCGAAAACGATGATTTAAGGGCGGATTTAACAAAAGAAGTAGGGGAAATCTTTTATGATGTAACTAGTAATTTTTTAAATTCTTATCCAGACATATCTTTTAATAATTGGGTCAAATACCCAGCATCAATAAATAAATATTTTGAAGGTGCTGGGATAACAGATAATTATGCTATGAACTATCATACAGATTTTGTACAATTAGAAAAAGATGCACCAGGAATTAAATTTGGAATTACTACAACATTTTATTTAAATGATGACTATGAAAATGGGGAAATTTGTTTTAAAGTTGGTGATGATATATTGTCTCACAAACCTAAAAAGGGAGACGTAATAGTATTTCCTTCCGCACCACCACACTATCATGCAGTTAGAAGAGCAGAAGGCACAGATAGGTATATGATTAGATCATTTTGGCAATTTGATTACGAAGGATCACCAGAATGGATAGAAAATGAAAATAAATATGGTAAAGAAATTTGGGATAAAATGGAAAAAGACAGAATTAAAGAAAATAGAAATGTAGGTCAAATTGATGCTGAAGAATTACATAAATTGTTTGGCAAAAATAATGGATTGCATTTATGAAGCAATGTACTTGTGGAAGATCAAAAGCTTACCCATATTGTGACGGAACACATAAAAAGAAAAAGGAGTCATTAATGAAAAACGGAATGATAGATGTTTTAGATAGTAGCAAATTTATTATTTTACAAGACGAAGAAATTCCAG